ATGTTTCTAAAATCCAGTCAGATATTTCTTTTTTCTTGGAATCTAAAAAAAACGACAATTGGGACGCGATTTTACTAACAACCCATTTGGCAAAAATTGTGGATAATGTGCCAACATCGGTGTTTTCGCAAATTGAGTATTCAAGCAATGGTGCCGGATACTTGATTCACAAAGATACCATGATTCCATTGGCGCGACTATTTGAAGACAATTTGGAGAATTTGTATCAGACAAAGATGCATTGGATATATCAGAATGACCAGCTTTGGTGCCATATGATGAAAACAGGCAATTGGTACATGTTTAATCACTATTTGGGGTTTCAAAAAGGTGATTATAGTGATTTGTCAGGCGAAAGCAAAGGACCTATTATTCCAAACATAATTATGCCCTGATAGGTCTGTGTGATTTTACCAATATACTTTTCATGCGATCGTGGATTTTATGTAATTCTTTCATGGCAGTTTTGAAATCGCTTTCTACAAAACCATCGGGATTGGTGGCCATATTGTTTTCTATGTTTCCGACATAAGCATTTAATTCGGCAACATATTTCATATCTTCCATAATTTGTCTAAACATATTTTCGCTGATTTTGTGTTTATGTGGATCCGTTTCCGAAAACATATTGTGCGGGGTCATTTCCGAAATAACTAATTGATTATTAAGGTATAAAACATCAAATTCACGCATTTGTTTAAATACCACGGAAAACAATTTCACGAATTCGTCGTATTCTTTATTGGCCTTTTTGATTGCCTCTCGCTCTTTCTTGGTTTTTGGAGGTGTCATTCGTCTAGGGGGTTCTGGCAATTCAGGTGATATGTTTTGCCTAGGCATTGGTCTCGTGGATAGGACTGAACGACCATTGGGATCGTATATTGGCGGAACAAACGCATCAGCGCGTGCCTGATTTTGCGCCATCATTTCCGCCACGAATTCTCTTACTTGACGGTCCGGATCACTATGTGTTTCTGGTTCCAATTCTGGTTCCAATTCTGGCTCTTGTTCCACTATTTCCATTACAATTCTGGGTTTAACTGGTCTTTTTGACTTGATCGGTTTTTTTGGTTCTTTCACTCTAACAGTTTCAACAGGAGACCGATTCGGGTAAATAGATTGACGTCTTGATTGTGTTTTTTTAGGACGTGTGGGAGTCTTTCTTTTTGTTCTTGATGATGGTGTATTCATTATACAATATCATCGGTTTAAAATTCGCACGTCATTGAAAATACATCCGTAGACATCTCTTTATTGGCTAAAGCATATTCACTCACTGTGCGTTCAAAGAAATTAGATTTACTTTCTATGCTAATTAGCTCCATGAAATCAAACGGGTTTAAGCTTCCGTAAAGTTTGTCTATTCCCAATTGTAAGCACAATCGGTCGCCCACAAATTCTATGTATTGTGACATCATGCCAGAGTTCATTCCTATCAAACGGCACGGCAGTGAATCCAATATGAATTCCTTCTCTATTTCAACCGCGTCTCTAATGATTGTTCCCACTTGCTCCTTTGACAATTTATTGACCAAGCCCGAATACAAAAGGATCGCGAATTCCGTGTGAAGCGCCTCGTCGCGACTAATAAATTCATTAGACAACGTGAGTCCAGGCATTAATCCGCGTTTCTTGATCCAGTAAATGGCGGCAAAACTGCTGCTGAAAAAGATGCCCTCCACACATGCGAATGCGACCAATCTAGTGGCAAAAGAGCTTTTGCCGGAATCATTAATCCATTTGCGCGCCCAATCGGCTTTTTTCTTAATACATGGGAATGTCTCTATGAGCAAACTGTACATTTCTGAATGAATATTCTCCATGGCGATCTGGAATCCGTAGAAGGCACGTGCCTCGGATAGTTGGACGTCACCCATAAACCGAGTAGCCAAATTCTCCATGACAATTCCGTCACTTGCCGCAAAAAACGCGAGAACCATAGAAATGAAATATTGTTCATCTTCTGTTAGCTTATTCCAGTCACCGAGATCTCGCGACAAATCCACTTCTTCCGCGCGCCAAAAACTATCCACTTGTTTTTTGTACATTTTCCATACGTCTTGGTTCTGCACTGGAAACATTACGTAACGCGATGTGTCTTCAGATAAAAGAGGTTCTGTTGAAAGTTCCGTTGTCATTGCTAAATAATATAAATCGTAGATTTTTATATGGATTGGGGAAATCTAATATGTTGGAGATATACAAATTTAAACGCACTTTTCCAGCGGAAAAGCATCTTAAAAATAGGCACAATATATTGTAAATGAATTCATGCGCGATGTCAGTGGATTTAAGCAAAATGGATTTAGACATGAAGACATTTCAAAAAATGATGTTTGTATACAACAGCATAGAGAACGGTTGGAAAGTAAAGAAACGCGAGGGTAAATATATATTTCAGAAAAACCATGGAGGAAAGAAAGAAGTTTTTATGGATGATTATTTAGAAAAATTCATAAAGGAAAATATGAGTCTTTAATTACAAAGGCTTAAATTGTGAAACAATGCTTGCCTCAAGTCAACGCAAATATTTAGGACATGAATAGATCCACATTTTCCGATTTTTCTATTTGGCAACTCAATATTCTCTCTATTTGCTGATTGATTTCTCTTTCCAATTCAGGCAATCGTGTATACAACATTGGATTCACTGTCTGTTTCGTCTTCCCATCCACATATTTATCAACATTGAAAAGTATTGATATATATTTTCCCGGCATTTGATTAGCAACAACCGAGCCACACAAACTAACAATAAGTGTGACATCACCTATTTTCATGACGCCTTCTCTATTGAATCCGTCAAACCGATTATTTATGAATTCTTTGACGGCATGTTCTTTTGTTTTATAAAGCATTTGAAACGTCAATGGATCATTTGGGAATTCCCTAAAATAACAGTCGGCGCAATAATTTTTACAAAGTCGGATTGAATTCCGATGACATGTTTTTATAATACATTTTGCTGATTTTTCTGAAATCTCTATTGGAATCTCCCCTTTTTGCGATTTATTTTGATTTTTTGATTTGTGTTTTATACAAAATTCATTTTTGGCACGATTCCTACAATTCTCATATTGGCAAAGTTTCGGCATTTTCACATACATCTGGAAAATATTTAATTTTGGGCGTCCCTTCTTTTCATTGTGAGGGCACCAGCATCATCTACATGGAGGGGCAGAAATGCCCCGTTTTTGCCCCCATTTTTATCACAAATTGTGATAGATTTTTAATTCGCGATTAATTGCTTCTCATGTAGACAAACTGCGCATTTCCCGCCACATTTAGCATTTTCCTGAAAAAAAATATGTTTTAGGAATATATAAAAAACAGAAATGGGAGGAGCCTTAATGCAATTAGTAGCCTACGGAGCCCAGGACGTATTCCTTACTGGAAGTCCTGAAATCACTTACTGGAAGGTGTCTTACAGACGCCACACCAACTTCGCCATGGAGTCTATTGAGCAGACTTTCAACGGCCAGGCTGACTTCGGTCGCCGTGTTTCCTGCACCATCTCCAGAAACGGAGATCTTGCTTACCGCACCTATGTCCAGGTTACTCTCCCCGAGATTAACCAGAGCATGAAGGCAACTGGTGATGCCGGTGTCTATGCCCGTTGGTTGGATTTCCCCGGCGAGCAGCTCATCTCTCAGGTTGAGGTTGAGATCGGCGGCCAAAGAATTGACCGCCAATATGGTGACTGGATGCACATCTGGAACCAGCTTACCTTGTCGTCCGAGCAACAGCGAGGATACTACAAGATGATTGGCCACACCACTCAGCTGACTTACATCACTGATCCTGGCTTTGCTGACATCAACGGTCCTTGCGCCCCTACCGGTGGCATTGGCCAGGTTTGCGCTCCCCGCAATGCCCTGCCCGAGACCACTCTCTACATTCCCCTCCTCTTTTGGTTCTGCAGAAACCCCGGTCTTGCTCTTCCCCTCGTTGCTCTCCAGTACCACGAGGTCAAGATCAACATTGACTTCAGACCTATTGGTGAGTGCTTGTGGGCTGTTAAGTCGCTCACTGCTCCTTCCTTGTCTCAGTCGGTAACCACTGCCTACCAGCAGTCCCTTGTTGCCGCCTCTATCTATGTTGATTTCATCTTCTTGGATACTGACGAGCGAAGAAAGATGGCCTCCAACCCCCATGAGTACCTCATTGAGCAGCTCCAGTACACTGGTGATGAGTCGGTCGGATCTTCGTCCAACAAGATCAAGGTCAACTTCAACCACCCCTGCAAGGAGCTTATCTGGGTTGTCCAGCCTGATGCCAACGTTGACTATTGCTCGTCTCTTGAGGCCGGCACTACCCTCTTCAAGGTCCTCGGATCTCAGTCATTCAACTACACTGATGCCATTGACTCTCTTCCCCCTGCCATCCATGTCTTTGGTGGCCAGGCTGAGACCTCTGGTACCAACGCCTTCATTAGTGGCGGCGTCTTCCAGATGGCTGGTGCCCTTGATGGCCTTGTTACCTCCACTGCCGTCGCTGGTCCTGCCAACTCTGCTGGCTGGGCTGGTTCTGGTCACGTATTTGATGCTGTTGATCCTGGCATCAATACCGGATCTTACGTATCCGATGCCGGCACCTTTGTGCTCGCTGAGACTGCCCTTGACATGCACTGCTGGGGTGAGAACCCCGTTGTCACTGCCAAGTTGCAGCTCAACGGCCAGGATCGTATCTCCGAGCGTGAGGGCAGCTACTTTGACGTTGTCCAGCCCTTCCAGCACCACACCCGTGCCCCCGACACTGGCATCAACGTTTACTCGTTCGCCCTTAGACCCGAGGAGCACAACCCCTCTGGTACCTGCAACTTCTCCAGAATTGACAATGCTACCCTCCAGCTTGTCCTTTCTTCCGGCGCTGTCGCTGGTGTTGCCACTGCCAAGGTCCGTGTGTATGCCTATTCTTACAACGTGCTAAGAGTGATGGCCGGCATGGCTGGTATCGCTTACTCAAGTTAAATCTTTTGCGGGTTTGATAAGTTTAATAAAAATAAAAAAAATATGGTTTTTTATTTTTATAATATTATATTTTAATGATTGTTTTGTTTGATTCTGGATCTGTTGTTACTGTTACTGTGTATTGTTTGGTCTCTATTGGTTTATATTCTGTTTTTTCTTTAAAATAATGGTCTTCTATTTCTTCCGATAGAAATTGTTCGGGTTTTTGTACTTGATCTGTGACAATTACTTTTCCGGTAGCATCAAATTGAATTATGTATGTTTTAACAGATTGTGTTGGCTCTTTTTGAGTTTCTATTGATGCTTCTTCTTTTTGTGTCTTTATTGCCGCATTTGCGGCTTCTTTTAATGAATCTTCTAATTTATCTTTTTGTATCTCTATTGATGCTTCTTCTTTTTGCGTCATCATTGCTGAATTTACAGCCACTTTCAATGAATCTTTTAATTGATCCTTTTGCGACTCTATTGATGCTTCTTCTTTTTGCGACTCTATTGATACTTCTTCTTTTTGCGACTCTATTTCTGAATTTACAGCCACTTTCAATGAATCTTTCTCATTTTCTATTGTCACTTCTTTTTGCTTATCTATCAAAGATGGGACTTCATCCAACATGTAAACAATCACATTCAAATAATAATATGTTTCTATTTTCGTGGATCTTTTGCTTATCATATTTTTCACATTGGCTTTATAAAAAAGTGTTATTGTCGGAGGCAAATCATTTATTAAATAATATAAGTTGTTTTTTTTAACCACTGAAACATAATGTCCACCGGAAGCAAGAACAAATGAAACTCGTTTGTAGGTTTTAGTGCCGATTTTTAGAGTTTCTTTTAAAAATAATTGTTCAAGAGATTCTGTAAAGTCGCCTTCCCCATCACATTGAAAAATTAAATATTTCAAATTCGTTTTTATTTCATATTGGTATGATTTATGTATTTCATTCTTATCAATTGAAAAAATAATTTTGTCATCTCTGTCTGTGTATTTAACAGTTTCTTCACGTGAAAATATTATTGTGAATTTTTGTTCTGATTCATGAAGTGGAATATTTAGTGTATCTTTATTTGATTCTTCTTTAATATCATATACAGTTTTTTCAATCGTCATTTTACTATTAAAATACGTATTAAATAAACTATGTTCTAAAAAACTATCAACGTTGTGAAATTGATTTTTTATAGAATTATTTTCATAAAATATTGATTCTTTTATTTCTTGCAATGCTTGTGTGCCGTGAATTCGCTTCACGTTTGTCGTTAAATATGAATCTATATAAGTTTTAAATTTTTCAAATTGTTTGATTTTTGTTAGTGTATTTTCTTCTTTATTTTCATCCAAATATGCAGGAACCATCAACGCCATTAATATGGAATTTAACCAACATGAATTTTGAGAATTGTCTGGTGGAAAAATATTTAAATCCGATATTGGCTTTTTTTCATCACTTTTAACAACTGTTGTGGTTTGATTATTCTTAGTCAGAAAATTAGAAAATTCGGTTTTATCAAATCCTTTATTAATATTATTATTATTATAAATTGTCAATTCATTCAATAACATGTATAATAATGTTTTGTCATTGGTTAATTCGCCTGAATATTTAAAAATTATTTGAGAAAAAACTCTATTAACTTGTTCTTTTAAATTTGTAATGGAGGTCGCGTACTTGGCATTCAACAATAGTTTTATTCTATCTTTATCATCAGAACTTAATGAATTTTGTATATCTGCGTGATTATATAAATAAATTTTATCATACTGATTTATTAAATCCAAAGATTCCTTCAAAAATGTTATTATTGCGTTTTGGTCATCTTTAGTATATTTCTTCGTTTTTTTTAAAGAATCTAATAATGCATCAGCACCACCAAATTTTATTTCAATATCAGAATCATATATTATTGAAATCAATGTTTCATAATATGTTTTTTTTTCTTCTGGTTTTAAGCCTCCGCCTTTCTGTAAACTCCCTTGTCGCG